GTCTAATAGATGTTCTTAACTGATTTTCTTTCATATCAGTTATTTGCCAATTAGAACCTATTTGCAATGGTTTAATAGCACCATCATGTCTTACTACTGTAATACCAGCAGGTGTCATTCTAACTCTGCCAATTACACCATCATCTTGAACAAGTAATGGTGGATCAATAGCTTTTGCCCATGCTTTTAATCCTATTTCAACTGCTTTATTTAAAGTTTTAATATCTGGTAATGCGTTATAACTTGGTGATCTTCCAAAAATTTCACCTGTTGCTTTAGACCATCTTGGTACTAAATATGGAAATTCATTATAACCACCTGTACGAACTGTCATTTTATCTTCAATACATACATGGCAAGAATGAAAAGGTAATTTTGTATTTACTTTTCCTGCTGCTCTTTCATAATCTTTTGTAGGTTCTACAGCATGAATAAAATTAAATTCTTTATCTGGTTTTGCTTGTGATGCTTCAGTAACTTTTTCACCTAGATTATCTTCACCAAATTCTTCTATTGCTTGTCTAGCTGTTAATTTATATTTTCTATAAAGAGTATCTACTTTACCATTAACATTTTCTTGAATAAAATATTCTGCAATATGTAATGTATTAAAATGGATTGAACCTTTTTCAAAACCTTCATTTGCTTCTTCAACAAATAATGCACCTGTACCTACAGAACATAAATCTAAATATAATTCATGTACTTCTGTATTAAAATTAGATTCATTAAATGTATCATACATTCTTCTTCCAGAATCTTCTAACCATAACTGGACATCTCTTTCCTCCATTAATTCTTCATTTCTTAATTTTAATGTAAACCAAGGAAGTGAAGGAGAAGTTAAAGTACCATGAAGACTGGCTGCTAATAAATTGTTTGCTGTGATAGCTGTTGAATCAAATAAAATTTCTGTTCGTTTTGTTCCTCTAGCACGAACAAAAGTTACATCTGCTTTTCTTGGCATTACATAATCTAATATTTCTTGCCAATGATCTTCCCATGTTTTTCTTGTTGCTTCTAAAGAAGAACATCTTTTTTTTATATACTCAAAAACTTCCATTAATATTTTTTACCACCTAACAATGATCCAGAAGTAGAAACTTCTTCATCTACTCCAGTACCAGATGTTAGTATTGTGCTTCCCATACCTTTTTTCTTTGTACCTAAAGATTTCTTTTTTTCGTCTGCAAGTTTTGCTTCAGATGCATCTACTCTATCTTGAACACTTGTATCTATTGGTGGTGGCATTTGTGGTTGTGGTTTTCCGCCCATATTATTTATATTCCTTTTTTATCCATTTACATTCGCTTCTTAACATACCATATATAGCTGCATCAACAAATTGTCCATTAATTTGCATAACTTGCCTTACGATACCTTCTTTTGACCATCCTGTACCTTTTAAAATTCGTTCATTTCGTTCATAACCATTTCTACACACAGCAGTCATTCTACCGCATCCAATTTGGTTAAAACCATAGTCAAAGACATATCTTATATGTTTTCTGCTAAATAATCTAGGTGTTTCTATTGATAGATGAACATAGATATTATGACCATCATAATCTGTGAATAAGAAACCACCTAAAATTTTATTATTTTCAATGAAGCCAATATAGGAAAACTTATCTCCTATGTCAGCAGATATATGACAGTTTTTCTTTAGATACTCACCAACTTGTTTCCTCCAAGTTTCGTCAGTAACTACTTCCATACATTATGCTTTTTTCTTTTTTTTATTTATTGTACCACCAAGTACAGTTTTAGAAACATTTGCTTCTTCTTCAATACCTGTAGCATCAGTTAATAAAGTACCTGTATTAGCCATACCTTTACCAATACTTAATTTTTTTGATGATGTAGAATCAACAGTTTGTGCTACCTGTTGTGCAGGTGCTTGTGCTACTTGTACTTGCGGTGGTTGACTAAATACTGTTCTAAATACTCTCCTTATAAATCCGCCCATTTGTCCTTTCCTTAATTAAAAACATTAAATTCAGAATCAGATTGTATCTGTAAAGGTTGATAATTTTTCACTCTTGCCTTTCTTAATGACATAACACAATATCTCATTGCTGATATAACATCATCATAGGCAGGAACGATTTTACCATCTTTTCTATGATACATTCGTAACTCCTCAAACAGTTTACCTTGATTCTTAAAGATTTTCAATCTTTTAGTTTGCATCCTTGTCAACATTTCCATAATACCAGCTTCAACTGAATTACCACCTGTACCTTCTTTCATACCTTGTGATGCTGGATTACTAAAATGTTCTCTTGCCATATTTACTTTTTCTTTACGATATTGTTCTGTTAAATTCTTACCTGATCCTTTATCTGCTTGTCTTCCATCCATAGGCCATACTACAGGAATCCATCTTCCTCTAGCATTAATAGCTGATGCATGTACAGGTACTGTTTCTTGACGCATTGCATAACAATCATAAACATAAACTATATCTACATCTCTATCCCAAGTTATCCATACAACTGCTGTTGGGTGATCCCATCCAAAATCTATTCCACATAATCTAGGCCAATGACTAGGTATATCTATAGGTTCACACATTATATCTTCTTCTACAATAGGAAAAACTAATCCAGAACCTAACTGTGGAATACCTTTCTCACGCATCTTTCTTTCATGTGGTGGTAATGCTTCTAGTATTTGTTTTCTAACTGAATCTGTCATATGGGGTGCATCATCCCATGTTGCTTGAAGTAATGCTTGTCCTTCTTTTAAATTATTTACAAACTGTGCTACTGTTTGTGTCATCCCTTGTTCTGGTGTAAATGTCATAAAAACTATTCCACCTTTATCTGCTGTTCTTGTTAGTGCTTGTGAATAAATACCTTGTGGTGGTTCTTCATCTAACCAGATTACATCAACAGCTTCTCCCATCCATTTTTCTTTTCCCATTTCATATGCTTTAAATCCTATTCTTGAATATCCACCTGTTTTATGTTTGACTACTAATGAGTTTATAGCATTTGGTACACCAGCTTTTCTAACTGTATCACCTATATCATTTAATGGAATTGAACCTGTACCTTTCGCAGTAGGATCATCTGGTTGGCCGACAAGTTCTTTTTGGCAAACATCCCTAGTAGTTTCGTTAGAAACTCCCCCTGCCCAGCATCTTACTGGTCGGTTAAATCGTTTACCAGCCCACCAGCTTGGGTATTTCCCAGTCGCATGGTATGCTATTTCCATAGCCCCGCAAAAAGACTTGCCGACACGATTTCCAGCCATTAACAATCTTTGAGATGCTAATGTGTTGTGGAATTTCTTTTGGTAATCATATGGGATGTATAAAGATAAACGATTGGTAGCATCCCGTCTTTCTAATTCTTTAGCGATCTTGACAGCTTGTTCTAATGCGTCTTCTTCCATTTATCCTATCCAATTAATTATTGCTCTTATTGATAATACAAAGTACACTAATTCCATTAAACTTCTAGGTATATCTTTATCTCTCATAGCTATGAATACCCAAAAGCCAGTTGAAAAACAAGCACTACCCCATCCGATTGATTGCATTATAGGATCGCCAAAAAAATCTCCATCAGATAAGATATAAATACTTATCATAGCGACAAAGAAACCAATCCAACGATAATTACTCAATTCTTTGTAATAACGGATTTTCATGATAGGGAAACTCCTCCGTCATTAAATTATTCCTTTGTAGATGATTTTTTTACTTCGTTTTCGTATGTTAGATTTCCTGCTATTTCAAGTTTGTCATTTTTAGAACATCCACATTCTTCACAAGTACATGGTTCACCATCCCAATGATGATTGTGTAAATTACCATCACAATGACAATTACAATGACAACTTTTGCATTTAAAGTTTGCCATTAATCTAATATTATTTTTTTAATGGAGATTGATCCATCTATATTTTCTTCTAATTCAGCATTAGTTTTAATACACTTATAAGAAACTGTGCTTGAATATACTCTTTCTGCTTCACGCTTCCCTTTTAGGCAAACACTCATTGAGGGTTGGATTCTATGTTCCTTAATCTCAAAATTTACAAACATTAATAAAACTACTACAACTTCCATTATTCACTATCCCCATTACTTCTTACTTTGTCTTTAAGAACTTCTATTACTCCTAAAATTTTATCTACATCTTTTTGTAGTCTTAAAATATTTACTGCGTTATGTCTTGATTCTTTAATTTCTAATTGGATATACTCTA